TGACCAGATTGTAAGTGCGTATAGGGGATTTTTCCTTAGATTTTGGCAGAATTTTTCTATATTTTCATCATAAATCAGGTGTTGAAATTTGGCAAGATATAACCGATGATCAGATGTGTGATTTTCTATTTTACAAGGCCTGGATACTGTAAGGCGCCGTCCTGATCCGGTGTCAATGTTACCGGATCCGTTGCCATGCGGCCGTCTTGATCCAGGTAGTACCACTTGCCGTTAATCGTCTGCAGGCCTTTAAGCATAGCACCATCAGATCCAAGGTAATACCAAGACCCTTTGTACTGGTACCAGGTGTCATGGACCATCATGCCGGCACCGTTGAACCAATACCAGAGTTCTCCATCCTTGTGCCAGTCATTAGAAACATATTTTCCTGAGCCGTCTTTTAAATAGAAGCGCCAGCCTCCATTTTCCTGCTGCCAACCTGTTTTTACTGTAACGGGAGTTAAAAAGAGCTTCCTCTCTTCCTGACGTCTGCGGATGAGGCCAGATAATACCTTTCCGCCAGCTTTATTATACTCCAGGATTTTGGCTGCTATCTCAGAACGGGTACGAGTACCTTTAGCCGTCAATCCGTCAATACTTCCGATGTTATACGCAAAAGATACCAAGGCATCAAACTCTGGCTGCGTCCAGTTGTAAGCACTATACTTGTCCACTTTTGGACCATACTTTTTATCAACAGACTGGCGCAACCATTCATCTGCCGTTTCCTGGCTGATCCGCAGACCTTGGCAGATTGTTGTTCCGGTGATTGCTTTGTCTGCGTTTGTGGTGCCGTATCCGATGGTCCAGACACCTACGGTATCCTGATAAGCCGTTAGTCGACAACCTTCAAACTTTTTTATGATATTTAATCCATTATCTGATATTTTCATAGCATTTCCTTTCTTCCAAATGGTATCTTGAAAAGATTTTCTGCATATGCTATAATGCCGTTAGGCAAAAAGAAATAAGTTTCCATGTTGGACACAAAAGCGAAAGCCCCTGAGTGGTCGAGACTCAGGGGCTTTCTTCCTTTTTTAGCAGTTAGGCATCTGCAGGCTGGTTACCGACTATTTGCCGCCGTCCAACCATTTGATGATGTAGTGGCAAACTACACCAGCCGCAACAGCGACAATAAAAGAAATAAGATTTTCCATGTCAGACACCCCCTTTCCTTACCGGGTATAGGGGCGGTAACCTAGACATTATAACATATGCATGATTTTTATTCTACTGATTTATTGCGACGTCGCAAATGGCAGCCATGACCCGGACTGCCTGCGGGAGATAGTCGGATCACCTCCTTCTACTTCTTGCTTGCCTGTTTGATGACCTGGTGCGCTCCGGTTGCGGCCAGACCGGATACAATACCAATAGCTGCAGCGTTGATCACATCTGTGGCTGGAAACTCTGGCATAAGATACATGCCAGCTACTCCCAGGATGCCGCCGGTCAATCCGCATACTACCGGGATAACCTCATCCTTGACCTTAGTGGTTGCCTTACATGCCATGCCGCCCAGGTAACAGATTGCTGTGATCGCTGTTACGCTTCCAATTCCAAAATCCATATCTATACCTCCTGTTCTGCCGGCTCATATGGTAAAGCCAGACATCTGTTATAAAGATCTTCTCCGGTTCCATTTCCACCCAATGCTTTATATGGCCTGAACATATACTCCAGATTGTCTCTGTCTTCCAAGGTACAATATTTTCTTTTTAAATAAAATGTACATGCCTGGTAAAGACGGTCATGGAGGAGTGCCAGAACTCCTGCATTGATAGCATTTGTTCTGGCACGTTCTGCCTTTAACTGTTTGGATAATTTATGATATGCTCCAGAAAGCAATACAGAGATGATCCCAAACACCCATGAAACCCAATGCACAGATATGTACTGCATGATTGATTCCATGACTTATTCCTCCGTGATCAGATCTTCGCACTCCAGATCGATCAAGACCTGCTTTACCTGTGGCTTGATCTTTTCTGGTACCTGTGCGTAGGTTTTCTTTCCCTTAACAATAAGGGTTGCATAAATGATTGCCATAGTCTCCACCTCCTTCCTCAGTAATAAAAAGAGCAGCAGCCTAAGCATTTAATAATGCCTCAACTTCTGCTCTGATCTTCACAGGCACATCTTCAATATTAATTTTCCCTTTGCGGATCAGATCTGCATATACTCTTGCCATTATGCCTCACCTCCTTCATAAAGCTCTACAATTGCCAGCTGGGTATTTGTCACTTCTTCCTCTAATGCTGCATATTTTTCACGCAAGTCCGGAAGACGAAACTCTGCAATCAGAACGGTACCTGTTATATCTTTATACTCATACACTGCATTGCCCTCTGAATCAGTACCTGTCTGGTTTTTCTCAACTCTAATTACATAATCCTTCTGTCTGGTCATGCGACCAGCATATACCAAATCTGTCCTGGATGCCATTGTGTCCCCATTTTCATCTAAAAGCAAAATAGATTTAACGCCTGACATCACAGTTTCAACTTCTTCAAAGGTCTGCTCTCCTGGCTGAAAGATAATACATCCTCCATCCTGCTGCAGCTGATATCCGTCAGCTACTAATTCATAACTCTGAGTTCCGATTTTGATAGATTCCATAATGTTCTATCTCCTTTCTGATTTGATTTTGTGTATAATAAAAGGCCCTTTTAGGCCTTGGATTGTTGTTTCTATGAAATTGGCTTAGTTTTATAGTAATTTAGAAACTCTTGGAACAAACAAACTCAACACAGATAATCATATTTCCAAGGTAGTCTTGAATGCTAATAATAATGGAGTAACGTTTACGATTGATGGCGTTCCTTATACTTCACCAATAATGGTTGCGGGAAAGAGCATTACTAGAATGGAAATTGATACAACATTATCTAAATTAACCCTTGTTTTCTTTTATGATGGACAAATCATAAAACGGTATGTATCCTTGTCAGCATCTTAATTTATCAGTTGCAGAGACTTGTATTCCAATAGCAAACAATCTTTTTGTAGATTAAGCCGTACCAAAAATTATCATAGTTACCCATTTTTTTCCGGAAAATGTAGAACCAGCTGTTGCAATTTTTAAATTATTTCCGTCTTTTACTGCTGTAAAATTGTAAACACCGCTATCTTCAACTTTTGTTTGACATATACCGCTAGCATATGTAGGAATGCTTCCAAAAATAGATTGAAGTGTCTTAGTTGCTACTCCATTTGTAAAGGTAAACTCTTCGATAATTAAAACAATTGTTGTAGTTTTAACTTTTATTTTAAAATATCCCGAATCTAAATTACTATTTTGTTTAGCAATCGCAGTCACCACATCCGCTGCACTGTCTGGCAATTTCGATACATCACCGATCTTCTGATTTACAGAATACAACGCTGCCATACTGGCAATCTTATCCGGATCATTAACGATCTGGCTTACTACTGCTGCTGCAATGGCTTCAATGGCATCACTGTTTCCTTTTATTCCTTCCTCCATATGTGTCAGTCTTTCCGCTGATAATGGCGTACTGGTATCAGGCTTATTTTTCCAAAGCTGTTTTACATAAGCCGTAAAGCTGCTTAATTTCATGTTTCTATTCCTCCTTCAGTTGGATAAATATCTTTTGATGGATACAGGTCTGTATCTGGATGCAGGGTAAACAGATCCTCTCCAGGATAAAGCGTGGTTGCCGGATATAAGGTTGTCTGTGGATACAGGGTATAAATTTCAACCTCGATCTTTATCTTCCCGCCTGCAGTCACCGGGTTTGGCGTGATCGATACTGATTGGATATAAATACTGTCTGCCATTATTCAGCCACCACCTCTATACATTCCATCAAAATCTCTTCTGCTACTTTATAGGTGAAATAAAGGCGATAGGTCACACGTTTTTGCGGAGCTATCATGGCACGGATCACATCCCCATTGATCTCACATTCACCCTGGGCTTCGGTTTCATAGTTGCCTTTAAGTTCCCAGGTGGCATCCCGGATCGTGAAGGGAGCCTGATCTCTTGCGTGTATCCGAAGTCCAATGCTTTTATTTTCACCTACATAGAAATGGACCCGTTGCATCTTTTTCCTCCTTCCACTAACAGTTCCGTATAAATCTGCGGTGCTACAAGTTCAGCCTCCCATTCCGTTTCAAGAAGCTGTCCATAGTAAGGAACCGGCTCCACATGAGCACACAGCAATGCTGTATTGACTACAAACAACATCTTTGCTATATATGCCTGATTACCAGCCTCATCCTCTGCCAGGATCTCCACCACATATTCCCCGTCCGTATCAAAGGGGACCGGTACATTCCACCAGTCCCCTTCTGATCGGTTCAGCTCGACTTCACAGCCGTCTACACGGCCAAAAACACGTTTGACCATTATAGCCTCCTATTAGTCGGTAACCTCCACGCTGATCACATAGGTCTTGCCACAGTCTACTGGGTTTGGATTGATCGTTACAGACTTGATCACAGGCGCTGTTGTATCTACTGTTACGGTTCTGGTAACGGTTGTAGTCTTACCTGCAGAGTCTTTCGCAACAACTGTAATGGTATTTGTACCAGTAACCAGTGTCAGTGCCTTACTAAAGGTACCATCAGATCCGACTGTTACTGTTTCCGCAGTACCACTGTTCAGCTTGACTGTTACTGTAACAGGGCTGGAAGTTGCGTCATTGGTAGTACCGGTAACAGTAACCGCAGTCTTGTTGGTAACCAGTTTATCTGCCGGAGCTGTGATAGAAAGTGTAGGTGGTACAGTATCGATCTTGAATGTAACGGTCTTCTGTGTAGCCGCATTTCCATCAAAGTCAGATGCATCGATCTTAATTGTATGGCTGCCATCTGCCAGAGCTGTAGTTGGAGTATAAGTACACTCATATCCACCTGTAACAGCTGTTTTAGTAATGCTGTCACCTGTAACCTTGCTGCCACTGTCAATGGTAATACCAATAGTTGCAGGATTAACACCAGAATCCGCATCTGTTACTTTCCACTTAATAGTTGGCTTATTGTTGGTGATATAAGATCCTGCTGTTGGACTGGTAATGGTAATAGCCGGTGCAACTTTCTCTTTTACTTTTAATTTCAGACTGACTCCCAAGGTCGTATCTGAATCCGTCTTTGTCGTTGTATTTCCAGCCACATCCGTTGCCTTGACCGTTACCGGATAATAATGTCCGTCATTGATGGTATAACTGGACTTAGATGGAGCTGTGATCGTAGCTTCATATTTTCCTGTGCTGGAATTTAATGTTAATGTAGTTGTTACGCCATTAATGATGGCCTGTACTGTTTTTACTGCCATTATTTTATCTCCTTCTTTTTATCTGTTTTTTCTAACCCACGTACAACAACCGCTGCATTACTGAGCAGCGCCGCCTGATCCGGGCCGGTTACAATAAGATGATCAAAAATATAGAGCAACGTTGCCCGCTGCTCCTCTGATAAGTTATACATGTGCTTCCTTTCTGATCAGGCTTTTCAGCCTGTCAATTTCCTCCTGCTGGCTCTGCATAGCAGCTACCAGCAGGGGAATGTAATTGGTATACGGGATGGTAAAATATCTTCCACTATGTCCATACAGAGGAAGGTTTAACCCCTGTTTTCTGCATATCCTGCGGACATCCTGAGCAATAAAACCTATACCTTCATGGTCTGTCCGTTTCATATTGTAGGATACCGGCTGGAGCTGTTTGATGATCTGAAGTGCTGTTCCTGTATCTACTTTATGGATATTTTCCTTTAATCTTCGGTCTGAGTACTCATCTATTGTCCCAATGATCGTATTGGCTCTGAGCTTGTCACACCCAATGGTATTGGCGCCTATATCCGCCATGGACGCATAACAATCTACAGAAAAAGTATCCCTGCATGTAAATCTGGATGCAAGTACGGTTTCACCATAAATGGTAGCACCTGTAGCAGTGGTACCGATCTCTATATTTTTTGCAAGGACTTTACCATTCTGATCTACCGTAAACTGACCATCACCAACATTGATACTTCCCTTGAACAGACCTTCCACTACGGTCAGTTTCCCGTCTGCAGTCAAGGAAGAATAGGTGGACGTCCAGCTAAAGCGATTGCCTTTAATATCAATGCCGCCACTTTCAATGGATAATTGAGCCGATACTTCTCCCTTTTTAACCATCAGTTTTATGTTCTCTGCCGTCATCGTGATTTGAGAAGATAATTCTCCTTCTGCAGCAGACGCTCGTTTTACTTCTGCGGCGATCTGTTCTGCAGTGATCGTCAGTTTTGCCTCTGTCCGTTTTTCCAGATCTACCAGGTTTGCTGATACTTCATCTACATTTTTCTTTAAATATGCAGCCTTGCCTTTTAAGCGGATAATGTCCGCGTTGGTCCCCTGCTCTTCCTTTCGTATTTCTTCACCTGTTGCGCTATAGGTATCCTGTAAGGCATGGATCCCTTTCATCGTCCTCTTAATGATGTAAGAAACAATTGTCCCTTCTTCCGACTTGATCAAGCCGGCATCTCCCAGTTCTAAATATGGCAAGCCTTTTAGCAGATCACATTCGTAAGGAACATAAGGCCGGCTGCTCACCATTCCATAAATCCCCGCTGCGATCTGCTGTAATTCATCTGCGCCCTTGCCGTATAGCAGGAAATTACCTTCTACTACCAGACAATTACCGGTTCCATAGATCGCACCAATATCCTCTTCTTCCTGGCGGATCTGTACCGCTTCAATTGCTTTTACCGTGTAATCTTCAAAAACACAAGATTTATACAGATTTTGTGAAATTATTTCATCATAGACCTGCTCATTCATTTCACCTGGAACAAGAGGATATAATTCATCTGACGGATACAGATTTTCAGCTGGTGCCAAAATATAATTCGGTTGCAATGCAATATGCTGTAAAATCCCTTCCCGGTCAAAATGGCCAAACACACCATTCATCTGTTCACATGCAATCAAAGTATCCCGACCAGACAATTCTTCTACACTCATTGTCTTTTCAATCAAAATACTGTCATTTGGAAGATAAGATGGAACCTTTTCCGTCACACCAACGTACTGACATAAACTGGATCTGAATTCTTTCAATGTCATTGGAAACAAAAGATTGTTATACCACTGTGCCACATTTACATCAAATAGAGACATCTGGTCCAGACCCACAATATCCAGGTATTTTCTATCTGTTTCTTTTTCTGCGGATTTAATGATATATACTCCTAAAGGCATCCGATATCCATTAGGATATATATCATCACCTGGAAACAGGCCTGCTTCTGGCCATATTCCCTCCAGGATCTGATAAACTTTCATTCTGGCTTCTTTTACAACTTCCGTAACATTAAGAAGTGTAATTTTTAACTGTGATGCCTCGCAGCTTCCAAATTCCAGATTTTCATTACTGGACAATGCCTCATCCAGTTCCATTGTTTCCGCTTTTATGTTACTGCTTGAAAGATGCAGGTAAGGTTCTTCTTCTCCTTTGTGATAAAAGTCCAGGATCAGCTGTTTATCTGTACTGTCTGCCCGATACAGTTCTTTTAATCGTTCATCCACATTTAACATAAGCTGCCTCCCTAATATTCTGTCAACTGAATATCAAATGGCTCATAGACCATATCCAGTTTTCTTTCATTCACATGAGAGATCGTATATTCAATATCTGCGATATAAAATACTCCTGACTTATAATCCATTTCCTCATCGTTCCAATACGTGACAGATACCTTTCTTTCCCGCTCTCCTCCTGACACGATCCCCGCATCTATGATCGCTTTAACGACTATCTTTTCACCCAGATACAGTTTCCGGATCGGTACTGTCAGGCTCGTCTTATAATTCGGCGATGTCTGACGGTGGAGCAATGCCGTTGCATCACGGGATGCATCCAGTTCCAGTCTCTGATTGGGTGTACTTTTATATTTCTCCAGATACTTATTCGGAAGGACGGTATTTCCAAACTTTATAAGCCATCCTTTAAAAGCCATAGTCCTTTCTCCTTACATAAGCAGCGGATTTTTTCCCGTCTGCTTTCTTGCCAACCGGTTACGTTTTACCACATTTTCATACACTACCTTTCCATCCAGATTGATCATCAGCTGAATATCTCCACCCAGTCCAGCACCTGCCTCTTTCAAAGCTTCCAGCAATGCCTGCTTGATCGTAGACAATGGAGAGACAACTTCTGCTTCCCGGTTGTTGTCTCCAAGGATCGCCGCAAATTCTCCGGCCTGTCTTGGAACAACGGTTCCTGTAGCCAGTCTAGGAAGTTTCATCGATGAGACATTAAATCCAAAATGCTGACCACCGGCAAGGGGCACCCAGTCCGGTACATCAAAACTGATACCATTTAAACCTTCCACAATATGATTGATCGCAACTTCTACTGTGGAAATGATCCCGTTAAAAACACTCTTAAATATATCTTTTATACCATTTAAGGCCTTTTCCATATCTCCGGTAAATACGCCCTGTATAAACTCCAGGATGCCGTTTAAAGCGTCTGTTACACCTTGGGCTGCAGTGCTTACTACTGCAAGAAGCGCAGTAAAAAATCCTCCAACATTTTCAATGGCTGCACCAATAAGCGGGGCAAAACTCTGAACGATCCAGTTTAAAAGCGACTGCAGTACCTGGTTCCATAAGACGGTTAGGGTATCTGCAACGTTTCCGAATAATTCTACAAAACTTTTAATAAATGGCTGCAAATATTGGCTTTTGACTTCTGTAAATTTATCTGCCACTTTCTGAAGTGCCGGCAATATGTATGTTTCAAATGCTTCCAGAGCGCTTTTGTGGATTTCTGTAAGTCCCTCTGTAAATGCGTCAAACATAGGTGCTACATGCTCATCATATGTCTGGTTTATCTGATCAAACGCATCTGTAAACAGATCTTTAAGATCTCCCATTATCTGAGCAGCAACTCCCAGAAGCCCGTCAAATGCCTGTTTAAAACCGGCCGTATTATTTGTAAGAGGCGTCAGCAGGGCGTTTAAAAGATCCCACCCAAGCTTGGCAAACACTTCTGTCAAACCCATGAAGGAGTTGGAAAAAAAGCCGATCAGATTTGCAGTAAATGTCTGCCCGTTTTCATCTGCAAAGACACTGAATACTTCTGCGAAAGCTGCGGAAAAATTTGCCACAATATCTGCTATGTCCCCGGTTATATCAAACATGTCTATGATATATTGCTTGATCCGTTCCCGGACTTCTTCCAGATACTTTGCAGTGCCACCGACCAGGTTTGCTGCCAGCGTAATACCAACTGACGCAACAGAACCTGCAATCACGCCTAAATCATAGACCATTTTATTTCCCCAGGTACTTGCTGCAGCCTGGACTCGCGGATCTGAAAAAATATCAGCCAGGCTTTCCTTAATACTCTGAAGCCCTTTCTGGATCGTAGCGAACCGGGAAGTAGTATCTCCTAATCCTACCTTAAATCCTTTGGCAAACAGATTAGACAGATCACTCCATTTCTTTTTTAATGCATCCAGGGCTTTTGACAGTGAGCTGGATACTGCCACCGTTTCAAACATCTGGGACGGATCTGTTCCGGAACCGCCGCCTCCGCCACCTGCATTATTTTGACTTAAGACATTTAATTTATCAAAAGCTGCCAGACTATTCTTTGCATCTTTTGCTGCGCTTCCTGTCTTTTTAAGACTTTTTGCATAATCTTCCTGGGTCTTCTTAGCCTTCACAAAGGTGGATTTCCCAGTTAATGCCGCTACCAGTTGCCCGATCCAGGCCAGTGCCTGGGCTATCGCATCAATCAATGCAGTGATTGCCGGTACCGCAACACTTAAAATGGGAGCAAAACCGGCTGCCAGGCTGTTCTTTAAATACAATAAAGAAGAGGACAGACCGGATAATGTCTGGTTTGCGCTTCCGGAATATCTTGCAAGGTTTTGAAAGCCTTCCTTTGTCGCGCTCATCACTGCCATTACCGCCTGCATGACAAACCGCATCATCATCATGCGACTGATCCGGCCTAAGAGCTGCATCCCTTTCCCTGAGTTTTTCGCCGCTTTACCAGCGCCATTTACAGAGTCCCTTAATTTATCCGCAGATGCTTTTGCCTTTTTCTGTCCGGCATCTGCATTTAAAAGAGATTTTTTATATTCATTCTCTGCCTGGATCACCTGCTGCAGTTGAACATAGGTCTGATCATAATCTGCATCTCCAAGTGATATTCCCTGCTGCTCCATTCCCAGTAGTTTACTTCTGAGTGCTTCCTTCTGTCCTTCAAAAGAGTCTGCGTCAAACTGAACCGGGATTTTAACAGGAGTGGTAAGGTTCTTTTTATAAGTGTTCAATTCGGACTGTGCCTGGTTTAAAGCTTTATAGGTACTGTCATACAAGGCATCACCAAAGCTTTTTCCCTGGCTTTCCAGGTCTTTGAGTTCTTTCTTTAAACGATCAATCTTCCCCTGCAGGGAGTCCGCCGGAAAAATAACTGCGTCTGGCGTTGGATTAGTCAGTTCCTGCTTATAATCTTTTAAAGCCTGCTTGACTTTTTCCAACTTCAGATAAGCCTCATCATATTTTTCGTCACCAAAGTACATCCCCTGGCTTTCCAGGTCTTTGAGTTCTTGCTTCAATTCGCTGATCTTCTGTGCAAATTCATTGGTTGCCTTTTCCGCTTCCTCTTCTCCGGATACATACTTATCAATAAATTCTATTGCCGCAGGATCATAACCATATGCTGAAGGATCGTCTACCTTTACCCGTCTGGCAGGTGTCGGCTCCTGTTCCTGGTATTCCCCACGATCTACTTTGATGGCATCCATCTGTTCCTGCAGGCTTTTGGTCTGTCTTTCTGCCTGTTTAGCTGACTCTGTTACCTGATCAATTCCCTCAGCTGCCTTGGAAGACTGGGCTGCTGCTGTTTCTGCCGCCTGGCCCACATTATTAAACACATTTGAAATATTGTCAGAAAGCCTGTCAACTGCTTTAGTGAGTCTGTCAAAAGCTTTTTCCAGTGTTCCGGTTCCTTTTTCCAGTCCAGAGGTATCAATTTTTGTATCAAATTTCAGACTGCCATCAGCTGCCATATCCTCACCTCTTTTCCAGGCATCAAAATAAGACGCTGTCACGCGCCTCAGCCTAATAACTTATTCCAATAGTCAATTTCTTCCTGTTCTTCTTTCGTATACCGTTTCTTAAGGTCACAGATCTTTTTATTGTTTCTACGAAATTCTCTTTCCCATTTTTCCAGGTGCTTACCTTTTGCCATTTTCTGCCGGATCCCCAGTACGGTGGAAAAGATACCTTCCCGGATTTCCATGAAATATCCCACAAAGGTCCACCAGTGAATATATGGGACGGATCTTACTTCGCATCCGGCCACCTGGTTGATAGCCGGAAACAGGATCGGCTCATCCTGCTCCCAGTCCATCACCTTGACCGGCATTATATCCTCTTCATCTTCCTGGCCACAGTCCAGGAACCAGAGCGCCTTTTTAGCTGCCTCTTCATAAAGTTCCTTTGGCATATCTGTCCAGCCTTCATACAGGATCTTACACATAACCACGTGAGCTTCTTCTACCGTAAGCTCTGGATCATTAAACGCCTGCATGATCACCAGGATATCCCTGTAGTCCGTTCTGATCTTCCATTCCTTTTTGCCTACCTTAAGAGTGACAGGAAGCTGGCCTAACCGGATCATTTTGTATAGCCGGCCGTATACTTCTGGATCCGCTTATTGCTTGCCTCTACTCCGGCTTTCATGTTTTTCTTGATGATCGGCATCAGACCGTTCATAACGGACTCAAACAGGAGCTTTCCGCCTTTTACTGGTGAAAATGGAGACTGACCATTAAACAGCGTGTCATAAACGTCTGCGTTAAAAATAGCATTAAAACAGTCTTTTACGCCCTGCTCTGCTTTCTTCCACTCAATACTTGCATTTTCATCTGTTGGATCTACGGTACCGTCCTCCAAAAGCTTGACGTTGCCCTGAAGCTCATCTTTCACATGCCCCAGCTTCTCCATTTCATCCATGCAGCGCTGCCACATATTCAGATCAGAAGGATTAATCCGGATCACACGGTCCGGATCATCATTTATCATGTACTCCTTATAACCTTCATCAAATTTAAGGCTTTCCATATATAGTCTCCTTATTCACTGTCAGGTGTAAACGTCTTTGTTTCTAAGGCAAAAGTTCCCTTTACTCTGTTGCCTGTATGATGTACATTAAACGGGATCTGATAACCGGTGGTATCTCCGCCATAGCTTGACACTTCAATAATCACATCTTCGCGATAAGCCACATAAGAGCCTGCTGCTCCAGATGCCGACTCCCAAAGGTGTACTTCAACAACGGTAGTTTTTAAGTCATCTAGGGTCTGACGTTCATCAATGATCCCCTGAAGCCGTTCAAACATAGGATCACCCACAACCGCATAAAACGGATCTGCCGTAGCCTGTGGCTGGTAGCTGTCCAATGTAACGGATGTTTCACCCAGAATATTGTTCTTGGTATCCACATTGGCATTCATTTCTACGTTGTATTCTTCCAGGTCTTTTCCTAAACGGACATAAGCTGTTTCCTTTGTGCCCGGAAGAGCAGAGTCAATAAAGTTACCCATGAATTTTCTTTTGATCTTCTGTCCTGCAATAGGTGCTTTATCTGCCATTTATTCTTCCTCACTTTCTACTTTGTACTGGGCATAGATCTGCAGCTGATACATAACGCCCTGATCAACGGTATCTCCCATCAGGCCCATGCTCATGGCATTGGCTGTGGTTGCCTTTAAAAATGTGGCCTCTTTCACTTCATCACCCACATTTACTTCTATTCCACTCTCTTCTGGAAGCTGCTCTAGCCAATAGGCCAGTTCCAAAAGGAAATTGCTGTTTGCCAGCCGGTTGTAATCTGTAAAGGACTGTCCCACTGCATACATAACAAAGTTATGCCTGCGGATCTGATTACCCAGGATATCTTCTTTCACCAGGCTGTCACCATTGCTGGACAGGCCGTAATTAACCGGATCCGGTTCTGTAAAATCAATGTGAATATCATCACCGGTCAGAAACTCGGATATCTTGGGATATTCCGTTAGTTTCTGACGCATATATTCAATGATCGTCATATCCTGCCTCCTCTGCTAAGCACTGCCTGCGCCGCCTGAAGGATATCATCCTTATGATCTGCTTTCATACGTTCAAACCATTTCTTTCCGCGCATAGGAGCACCAGCATAAGTCAGCTCTTTTCCTGTTGGTACCTTGATCTCATTTTTCTTCGCCCAGGCACTTCCAGTTGTTGGTGACACATAAAGGATGCCTTCATACAGGTAATGAGCAAACGGACCGGGAGTATCAATCTGGCCTGAACCGATTGTAGTGGCAGCCACCATCAGGTGTTTCAGCTCGCCGGCCTGACGCCTTGGCATATAATCACTCATATAGCGCATACATTCACTGTCGATTGCTGCTTGCACAGGTCCATTTTCAGCAACTTTATGTCTACGCCGCATTTCTGCCGTAGAAAGCATTTTTATAACTATTTTCATGGTTACACCTCCTACTTACAGGACAGCTCATAATGCTGGACCGCTTCACTACCATACAACCGTTCATCCACAGTTGTAACTGTTACATATCCATGGCTTGCTTTCAACGCTGCCAGTGACTTTGACATGGTTTCCTGACTGCTGCAGTCTATTTCGTCTTCAACGATACCTTTTACAGCCAGATCCTTTCCCTGGGTAAACGTAAGTGGATTGCAAAGACTTTCCAGCGGGATTACCAGAAGAACTGACGCTGCATCACGCTGGCCTGTTTTTAGAAAAGTAGACTGCCTCACATCTTCCCAATAAACATCTTCAACCGGTATCCGGATGTATCGCATATCCTTGCCGCATTTGTGGTATAAATACAAGGTTACATCTGCATTAGTAAACATCAGCACACCCCCTGATAGCATAAACCGGTATTTTCCAGCCATTTCTTAACGATCTGGTTTTGCTTCCTTATGGCAGCTTCTGTTAATTCCTGCGAAGATCCATAGGAAGCCGAATAAGTTCCGATCTTTTCAGAAGTCTTTCCGGATGCATTTTTTTCCGTCTTTTCCTGCCGACAGATAACCTCTGCCAGTTCACAGCAGCATAATTTTGCTTCTTCCGGAACATCTTCCATAATCGTCAGCCGTCCGAATGTATACTGATCCATGATCTGGCTTGCCTGTCTGGCATAAAAAGGAAAACCGGAGCTGATGGCCGCTTTCCTTCCAAGAAGATATTCATTTTTATAAAACTCTTCATCTGCATAAACCATCAGCTTTTTTCCTTTCTTTTATCACGCATTTTTGATAAGGGTTACATCCTTCGTTACTGCAGATGCAACCACCGTTACGGTCTCAGTGATCTGACTGTATCCGGTCTTTTTGATCTTTGCCGGATATGTACCAGGTCGCAGGTTAAATACTGCTTCGCCTGACGCATTGGTCTTTAATCTGGATCCATTTACATCTACAATAGCACCTTCAATTGCTTCCGGACTTCCTGCGTTATCCTTTACAGTAAAGGTTACAGTCTGAGTAGTTACCGGTGTTGCCGGTTCCAGATAAGCAAACGGGCAGCCTACACGGTCCTCATCCATTCTGGTTGCCGGATTTGGAAGAGCCCAACCCATACGAAATACAATACGCAGAGCTACCATATCCTGCTGAGCCAGGTTATAAACGATATCCTTAGTGATCGGATCCTGGATAACTCCCTGGTCAAGGATCTTTACAGTAACGTCCTGACGAATTGCATATACCGCCTGCTTAAAATCACCTACGATCAGCTGAGCAATGCTGTTATCATAAGCACCGTTCTGCGGGAAATACATAGGCGCACCGTCCAGTGCGTAATTAGTGGATCCCTGCATGTCGCTCTTAAAAATCGGTGTTCCGTCCGTTGCCTTGATGCCTCTTAACTTTGCTCTCATACCCATGGCTGCCAGAGCGCCAGTTGCCATGTAACCATCCTCTTCAACTTTGGAGATCACGCCATTCTCTCCCAGAAGCAGGTTGTAATAATCCGGAGTAGATCCAGGTGCTACGTTGTTGCCTGCCTGACGTGCCAGGGTGATGATATCGTTCTGCCATACTCTCGGGCGATTTACACCGAAGATGATCGCAGAGTCTACTCTCTGGCCGATTGCTTCATTTACTCTTGGAGTGATCTCACCAAAAATATCAAACTCCGCATCATCTAATACTGCCTCTGGGATCGGCACGATAACAGCCAGCTCAGCTGCATCCAGATATACGTTATCCCAAGCCTGGCGGCTGGTCTGTTTCATACCAGTGTCACCATCCACCCAGTACGCAGTTGGGAGGAAATCCAATACACGGATCCTGGTCTGGTCACTGGTCATGTTTGGCAGCTTTCGTGCCATGCTCATAAATACGGACTGCTTCGGTGCGTCCTGAAAAATGGTAGATACTACCTGTTCGCGGATGATTGCCTCCGCATCAGATCTGCTTGTAATATGTACTGGCATAAATCAATTACCTCCTTATTCTCTTCCAAAAATACTTCTTAAGGCTTCATTTGCCCTTGTCTTTGTGTCCTCAGTTCCTTTACCGCCCGATCCAGGAGTATAAGAAACCACTTTGGGTATCTGTGTGTCCTGAAACAAATAGGCATTGTCTTTCTTGACTGCCTCCAGAGCAGTTTTAATATCCGCTTCCTGGTTCTTGCTGGCTTTCAGCTTCTCTACATCCATGAATGGCATTACCGCTTTCAGATCACGGGGCTTGTACCCTTCTGCAGTAGTCTTTAAAAGATCATTAAAGTCACGATCCGCAATCTGCTTCTGGTACTCCGCATCCTTGGCTGCCAGATCTGCGGTCAGCTTGATGACTTTTCCCTGCAAGTCCTGAACATTGACGCCCTCAAAGCTTTTCAGGGTTGTCTGGGCTGTATCCAACTGAGTCTTATAGTTATCTCTTTCTGTCTTTATGGCTTCAATATCCCTGCCATTCTCAGCCATAATGTTGTCCACCTGTTCCTTTGACAGGCCCATGTCCTCTAAAAATTTTCTCTTCATTTTCTTCCTTTCCCACTACGCTTTTTACGGGGTTGCTTCCCTTGTGCTGGTAGTTTTACGTCATTCCGGACAATTTTCTGCATAAAAATAACACGCATCTCTGCGTGCCTACTGCTCGATCTTATTACATTTGGTACACCGTCTTACATAACCGCCATAAGGACCGGAAGCCCGGCTCCAGTGCTTGCGGTAGTGATGGCAACATTCTTTTTTCTTGAAAAACCTCTGCCAGATCCATGATATAAGTCCCGTAAGATCACCTTCTTTCATTTGCGACGTCGCAATTATTCTTCATAAATCACGTCTAACCCATAAGCTATTGCGGCATCGTGTTCAATCCGACACCCTCTAGCCTTTTCCCAACCCTTGCAGAAATAAGCTGCATGGCAAAGGGACATATTTTCCAGACTTTTAGCAAGGAAACAAAGAGGTATCTGTACCACTCCACGTTCTTTCATCTTTTCATTGCTATACCATTCATCAGTAAACAGGGTGTTTACAATTTCATAACCTTTAGCTTCCAGTATCTTAATCGCCTGTTCCCTGGTTGCAATAATCTCTTCATCTGTTTTTCCAGCCATGGGCTGACTAAGCATTGCTTTCTTCATCTTCTTATCCTCTCTTTCTTAAAAATGGGCACAAAAATACCACCGGCCTACTGACTGGTGGTATTTTTTAACTTATTTCTGATTTTTTCTTTATAATCCTCAATTCCATTGTACTCATCCCAATTATATGGCGGAAATGGTGTGACAAAAGTCTCTTTCCACTTTGCCCGAAGATTTTTCATTTCATCATCCGTTTTTAAGTACTGAATTAAGTCCATCTGAAACATCCTTCATAATGTTTTAACAAATGGTATCAATAATTATGCCATTTGCATTTCTTACAAATTGTTTCCCAATCGTCTTTTTTCTTAAATCGATCAGGAAGCTTATCTGCTTTTAAACGCCCATCAACTGCATCTACATTTTCGATACAATCAATATCCTCAATCATTTCATCCACAAGAGGACATTTTACGAATCTATCATCTTCCATGTCTCACTATCTCCAATGCTTTCAAAATGTTGTCAGAATACTCTTCCCGCTTAAATGCAGTACGGATAAATGCATCCGATGTTCTTACGTATGCAGCTCCATCTTCACTGTAGTACCGCTCGAACTGCCCCTTCCAGACGGTCTCTGAAAATGATGCCCGGCGGATAAAACCTTTTGCTTCGTCAAAAGTTACTTCATGCTGCCGTTCATCGTTAATGTGTTCGCTGTCAAAGCTGAGTTTTTCAAAATCCACTTTGCTCGGTTCAAGATTAATCTTTCCTCGGAAACCCAATTCCTTTAACTCTGATTTTATTATAGCAATTCTCTTCCGTTTTTCAATAGCTTCCAGTTCTTCCTTGGTCGGATTAGCCTCGCCAACCTTCAACCGCTCCCTCTGCTGCCGCAGGCCCATAGCCTTTGAAAATTCCACATAGGTCTTTTCTGTTAATCGCTTCCTGCATCTGGCAGCAGTCAGGTCATCTTTATCAGCTCTGGCCTTTTCCAGGAGCTTAATGTCCTGTTTCTGCTTCCGGATCGTGCGTTCCAGCTTCCGCTGATACTGCAGCGCCGCATATGTATCATACTCTTTACCATGAAAGGACTTCTTTTCATTCTCTTTCCTGTTCTGCTCCACAAGCCACTCATCTGTGTATTTACGTTTTGAAATACCAGGAATAAAAGGAAAACGGATGTGGTAGCAGTTGATCCCAGCAAATCCCAGCATCTCTCCCAAACCACAGACAGTACGCATTTCAGCGGAGCTATATACTTTACCCTGCCAGCTTTGGTGGTTCATGTATCCAGTTCCTGTATTACGGGCTCCTAAATGCCATTCAACTTCCCAGTAGTCCGTTCCCAGCTCTTTTGCGTTATGCTCATTCACCTTATCGGTCATCTGCGCAATGCCTGTCATAACAGCTCTCCTGGCCGCCACCTCAATACGGTCCGACCTTCCTGATGCATAATCAACCACCCGAACGCCACTGGATGTCATCTCATCGATCACATCACCGATTGCCTGGCTGTATGTCTTAGCGCCAGTAGTGATCTTCATCATGGCTTCATCTAAGCTGCGTTCCAGATACTCAGACATAGGAGTAAACACTTTTTTCCCGTTTCCCATTGGCACATTAAAACCGGTTGTCTTTGTGATATTTTCCATAGGCCTAAGACTATCCGTTGTCTGATCCTTTACTGCCTGCACCACCTGTTTTAGCCAGTCATTATCCTCATACGGGATCGCATCCATGCCTACAGCTTTGTAGATCTCACTATTTCTCACATAATCAGATCTTGCTGCAGTTTCATAGATCTCATCAATATCGATCCCTGCAGTTTTTACACCTTCCCGTAGGATCTCTTTGATCCGCTTCTTACTCATGCCTATGGCAGTCATACGATTAAGCAGCCAATCTGTCACCGGCGTGATCTGGGAACATTCCCGGATCCGGTTTACGACCTCTAACATGATATCCATTTCCAATGCTGTCATGGTACGTTCTAATGGCTTCGGCAACTTTTCAAGTTCTTCCGGCGTCAATCAGATCACTCCTCTACGTTTGCTGGTTCAGGAAGGTTCTTCTGGGCCTCTTCCATTGTCTCCCCATACCACTTGCTTCTGTACTCTGCCAAGCTCATTACACCCATGGCAACATCCGCACGATCCGTCTGACGGTCTGCCTCTGCATCCACTACAATGCTGTCATCCCAGTCAAAGGAAACCTGATAGTCATTGCCCGGTGGTACCAGACCGTACAAGGAAGCCCAAAAATTCATGGCATATACCAAATCTTCCAGAGCAGTCTGTAAAGCAAGCTGTGTATCTGACACAAAGGTATAGGAGCGCTGCTTGCTGGTCTTGATCTCCGTTGCTGTCTTATCCACATTCTGAGGATCCGAAAGCGTTCCATAAGCCAGACAGCAGGCAAACTCTATCAACTTCAACTGATTATTAAATCCATTGAATAATGCTGTATCCCGGATCTCCGGAGAAAATGTGTCTATAAAAGGCTTGTCTGATGCACCGGTGTTATACTCCACGTTGCGGTATAACCTGTCCTGGCCGCCTGGGTACTCAAACTTATCCAGGTCACGGTTATACTTAAGCATTGAAGTTGCCACATGCACTGCCAACTGCGTGCCCTCATACTCCCAGCAGATATTGGAATAACGCCTGTCTCCCTCTTTGATCAGCTCCACCGCTCTGGAATATACGGATACTCCCAATGGGCTTCCCGTATCATCCGCATTTGCAAGTGGTACCTTAAAATACCCAAACAGAAGCCGATCGGCACCCTCCAGCACTGCTTCCGGCATTAATTCTGACCACCTATCCACTGCATTTACGCTGATCTCGCTTCCAAGGCTGTAGTCATTGGTTGCAACAAAGGCCCTGTTTGTGATCCGGATCTGTTCTCCCTGCAGCGTATGGACTTCCAATCTGGTATAGATCTTCTGTCCTTTCCGGAACTGCTCCGTAAACACACACTGTTGGATCTGGCCGGAGTCGTCAAAAGCAAGAGGGAAGAAACAGTCTGCCTGTACATACTGAATTGCAAGACCTGTTTTTGTAACATACGGTTTTAAAATCAAGCTGCCTTTCGCACATCCGTACTCCACATACCTGCGGATATTTTTCAGTACCTTTTTCTGATACTGATCATTCAGATAGGCTGCAGAAGAGCCTCCTGTTATCTCCGACTTCATTTCCAGGGTTACAAGCCTTGCAACTTCAGAGGCAATAGCCGCCGGCAGCTGCGCACTTTTCACTTTCTTCCGGTCTACCCATGGCGCATTATCCTCATACATGGCCGTCCATAACTCTATTCTTCGGGCCATTTCAGAAGTCATGCAAACATCAACCTGTGTATCCGAGTTCTGATTTAAAACCTGCGTGATCGCAGCCAGCATTTTAGAAAATTTCATTGTTATCACCTCTATTCGTACCGGATAAACCGGCTGATGTCCCGCTCAAATGTGTACTCAAAAGCATCCAGCGTATCAATATCACTGGTACCATCATCCAGTCGCACATCTTCCACAAGACTTTTCTTCTCGTCCCACAACGCCGTTGTCAGGGCATCTTCCAGGCTCTGGCACTGATCTTTTACATAGAAAAAGCGGTGCTGGCTAAGCATCCGCTGCATAAATCGTATTCTGTCATTGATCGTTGTCTTCAAAGCATTCTCGATCCGGATCCACCCAAGCCCCGCCTTTCTGACTGCTGTTCTCAGGCCTGCGATCAACGTTTGTTCGGCACTATCACAGTAAACAACTGTAATAAATCCATACAGATTGATGATCTTCAGACAAAAGTCTACAAATAGTTCTCCCAGCTTATCCGGATCAATGCTGCCATTTACACTTATATGGCGTTCACTGGCAAGTACCGCAATGCTTTGATAAGCTCTGGAATATGCAGTGGCAACAAAGGCATGTCCTGATCCTGAACCACCAAAGTCAACGCCAATATTAATCTGTAAAAGGCTTTTGGGCTTCTCATAAATTGCATATGGGTTAATGCCTCCACTGGATGTCGCGTCACACATCAGTTTATACACAGAGCCTTCCGCAGCTACCCACAAACCACGGATGTACCGATCATACAGGACCGTTCCTCTGTATTCCTTGCAAAGTTCATCCACAAATACCCGGCTAAGAAATGGATTATCGAAGATCTCATATTTCTGACAGTAAATGTCCGCATCAGAGTCTAGGAACTTTTTAAACCAATGCTGCGGAGCATCCGGGTTACAGGCCCCGTCAAAACAGGAATACGGCTTATCCAGACGGGATTTAAGCATGTTAAAGACATCCGGGTTCCAGTCTACAACCTCATCACCATAACAATACTTTAGTGAAGAGCCTCTGATTTTAGATACCTGACTGACTTTCTCAGCACCCAGGCAGTAAACATCTTCTCCAAACATAGGGCAGATGTTTTGAGAATTAATATCACCTACCAGGTTGGCTCCCCAAATACGCTGCAACGGTTCAATGATGTTTCGCTGAATCGTGCCCTTAGAAACGCCCAGGATCGCCACTAGACCCTCTTTTCCTCTCCTGGCACGAATTCTCTTAGGGATTACATAATAGTCCATATAGGTCTTTCCGGAACGTGTCGCACCAACCTTAACATTCCAACGGTGGTTTGCATTCTGGAAAAACTCCTGCTGTTTATCAGAAAATGGCATACTATACAACCCCTTTGATCTCGCTAAGAACCTGATCCAGACGGCTCAGCTCCTCTTCGTTGTCGGTCCCCTTAAGTTTATCCGTCTGGGCCTTGATCTGAGCTATGCGGGCTTTCTGTTCATCACTGGCAAGATCCCAGCGTTTGTGCAATAACTCATCATACTGTTTAACCAGGCTGCGAAGCTCCGACTGTGCCCTAGCCTGGGCCTGTAGGAATTTTCCCTGCTTGTCCCAGGCATGCTGTACCTCCCAGCGTTCTCCGATTATGTTGCCGTCCTTATGCTCAATCTTTTCGATTGTCTTATCATCCCGGTCACGCACATACATAATTTGTTGCGCCCGGATAATAGCAGCATAAGCAATCTGGATCTGATCCCAGAGGACATCCAGCGGATCTGTCGGCATCTCCTGGATAATAGAAACGGTCTCCTCAGGCAAATACTTGCTGAAGAAACCGAATTTTTCTGCTTTCTTATTTCCCGGAGGTCCGCCAGAACTATTATGGTTTCCTGGCTGAGCGCCCCGTTTACGTTTTTGTGAACGCTCGTTTTTCTTATCCGAACGTTCGTTATCCCATTTATGCGTACACTTCCAACGACGGACCGTCCCTTCCGGCAGATTTAGTTGACTTGCAATCTCAACCAATTTCTCCCCTTCCAGATACATGGCCTTCGCCTGTTCTATTCTTGGATCCGGCGCTCTGGCCATGTCCGATCACCTCTCTTTCGTCGGTTTTGGGTATAGAAAAGGGATGAACATATCTTCTATGTATTTCCCATATGCGCTTCATCAATAACAGAATACAATTCTGATATCATTTTGTGAATTTCTAAAAACACCCCAGCTTGTTCTTCTGGTTCCAAATTTCTATTTCCACAATTCATTATATAATCTTCTATTTTTTGAGTTATCTCTTTTAACTTATTATAAAATGACTTATTGGAGTACTTAAAATAAAGAGCGTCTCTCCTCATATCAGTTAACACATTAACCAGTTCATTTGTATCAACTAATCGATCATTCTGAAATCGGATATATTTTCTAGCTGCTGGTATCTTTTCAATAAGGTACGCATCAAAAATTTTATTATAATAGTTAGATTTTAATGTTATCTCGCTTATTCTTTTAGCCTGATTATAGTTTAATCTAAAAATAACAACTGTAACAAGCATAGAAATAACGGCAATTACTGCTGATGCTAATGTGATTTTTTCCTGTATAGTCAATTATTTTTTCCTCCATCTATTCTAATTTTTTTAATATACTTTGTGATAATGCACTATTTGCCGTTTTTACCTTAGCGTGTTTTTCAGTTTGTAATAATCCAATTTGACCTACGATTTCAGAAAAAAAGCCTTGCACAAACGAAGAAGCTATTCCAATTATATGGTCCGGAAAAATTATCTCAAAATCTCTTGATAAATCTAGTCTTCCTTTTACTTGCTTATCATAAATTTCAATTCCAAATTCATACCCTGCTAAATTAGAAATATCCATTTTTAAGTTTAATATGACTTTATTTTCCATAGTCTTTATTCCCTTCTTAATGCAAAATTTAAGTTATATGCTGTTCCAGGCAATTTCGTGGAAATTGTTTGAAAAATATTAAAATCAGGAACATTTTCTATAAAATTATGGCTTTCATTAAATCCTATCCATTTGTCATTATCATATTTCATATACTCTGGTTTAAAAAGCATTACTCTATTTCCTGTTAAAATATAGCACCAATGACCATCTGATTTTTCTTCAAGTGACTTAATAAGTGAAGTCAGTCCCGTTCCACCTGTATGTTTCTTTTTTATACTCCCGGAAATTTTATGCTGAAAAGATGCAATAGTAAAAAAATCATTTTCTGAATAATCCTTACCAAAATATTTTGAATGATTTTCTTTTGCTATTAATAAGCTTTTATAACGCTCAGATAACTGATTTTGCAATAAAACTTTATTTTTTAAGGATTCATAAAAAAGTTTATCTGAAAAATTAACTATACAAGCATTTAAACCAAAACAGCTATTTTTAGTTTCTGTATTTAGATATTGCTTGGTAATATCTAAATCCACCAAACATTCCGACTCAGCATGTTCATTAGCATTACCGATTAACTCTACCATTACTTCTGCTAATTCTTCACATGCAGACCTTTCAATTTCATTATTTTGTAAGAAGCATCGAATATCTGTCATCAATATAGATAGATACTCTTTTTTCTTAGATGGTTTTATAATTTTTCTATAATGATTTTGATTTATATCAAATGCAAATCTTTGTTTATAACGTTCTATTTTTTCTTCATTACCATCTAGTAATATCAGTGGCGAAAATCGTATTCCTTCTGACCATATCGTATGTTCCGCTGTAAAAAAAATTGCAATTTGTTGTTTACGTTCGGATAATAAATAATTACAAATACACTCAAGTAAAACATACACTAGTTTATCATGAAAATAAAATCGTCCTAGATAGATCTCGATTGGAATTTTAATATTTGGATACTTATCTATTACATAATCAATAAAATAAATAATTTGTTTTAGTTCATTTCCTGTAAATACTTCTGAACTAATTCTAAAAATAGCTTTGCCATTTTTAAAGCATATTTTATGTTTATTGAAATTATGTGAATTTTTATTATTATCAATTAATAATCTTTGATTAAGCATAATATCCCCCTTTTTTCTTTTCATCATACTCCAAAATACGACAAAAAGGAAGTCCCTGCGTCTAACAGAGGCTTCCAAGAAAAAGGGGAAGTACAAAATAGCAACTAAAATCATCGGAACGGAAGGAATTGAACCCTCAACACGCTGTTTAAAAGCCAGCTGCTCTACCACTGAGCTACGTTCCAAGGGGGAGGCAACAAGCTTTCACCTGCTGCCTAGTGGGGTTTGACGTAAGCCGTTGGCTGTATGCCTTTGGCTTCATGGTACACTATAGCATATTGAAAACGAAAAATGCGAAATATACGAAATAACTTATTTTTCTTTCATAAAATTTGTGTATTCCATTCTTACTCCGTCTGCAGTAGCTTTTCTCCCCATTCTCACCGCCACTTCACTCCAGGTAAGTTCCTCAAAAATCTTATACCTGATAATTCGTTGCATCCTCTGTGGAATAGTGTTTAACCATGCCTCCACATCATGTTTGATCCGTTCCGCATTCTGCAGCCGCTCTTTCAAGATTTCTTCCAGCCGATCCAGTTCATCCGGATCCTTTACTACAGGATACGCCAGTCCCTCAATGTGGAATGTCTGTGCTGTATAAGGAAACTCATGTGAAGAGCCCTTTACCGTATCCTGTACAATTTTCTTTCTGGCTTTCTTAAGCTTCAGGATTTCCTTTTTGGTATCTTCCACCTGAGCGCATGCATCTATGTATTGTACTAATATCTGCTTGTCCAATGGTATCACCTCATTCCTGCTCTTGGTTTGTATGTACGTTCTCCCAGAAGATATTCCTCTTCCTTCCTCTGCTGCCCCAGAAGCTGTCTCAATCGGTTTAAGGTATCCCTATTCTTCTGATCCTCAAAAAACTTCACCAGCTTCTCATCCATCTTTGCCATATCTTTATTTATCCGTCTGGTTCTCCTGCTCTGTTGAAGGCTTGCTGCGATCCGGTTCCTTTCGTTCCGATCCTTGGCAAATTCCATTTCATGAAGGAAGTCCTGGAGACGTTTGTCCTCTTCAACAACTTTATCGCAAGCATACCTGTATTCTAACGTACATTCATCGTAGTAGCTTAGAAACTCTTCCAAGGCCTGCGCTGGTGTCTTTCTCTTACTCATCTGGTACTCTCCTTAACTCCGGATCCGGGCAGAGGCTTGTCCCTGCATAAGCTGGCATCCTAGCTGACCAGGTTGTAGGCTTCGGTCCATTGATTATATCCTTATCAGCTGCGGCTATGGCACTTCGTCTTTGCAGCTGGTTTGCTTTTCTCTGGGCATCTGACTTTACTAATCCCATTCTTCGCATCCTCTCCCTTCTTGCGCATGGCAGCTATCACATACTCCACATTGGGATTTACTCGTTTCCACATGGCTGGCCTCTCTCAATTCCAGTTTTTCCCATCTTCATATGCTGCTTTCAAATTTTCAAAATCACATGACTCCATAATATTTGCCATTACTGCAATGGTCATTGTGTTTATTTCGTGCATAGTTTTTCCGAGTTTGATGCCATGTGGCATTACTGAACTATTACGAATTACCGCAAATAATGCCAGTTTATATTTTTCTTCTTGTGTCATTTTATCCTCCAAATCTTAATATCTCCTACAACAATAAGATATTTAAAAGCTCCAGCAATGTAATACTTAATGCAGCTATACGGGTGCTTTTAGCCACACCAGTCTCCAAAGCAACACTAAGTGATGCTAAGCCAAATAAGATATCTAAAACCCAAACAATCAATTTTACCATCTTGCATTCTATCCTTTCTTTACTGACATCATGCCCTCATTCAACGAATTTTCCACTACGATCTATATTTTCTTCTTCTGCGGCTCCTTTACTCCTGTCATGCATTCTCTGATATATCTATGCGGTACATCACACCCTACTGCATTCATGGCCATTTCATACTGCACAGCCTGCTTCATCAATTTATAAAAGTCTGAAAACTTCATCTGTACCCGGTCTTCGGCACCAAACGTATCTGCTAATCCCATTTCATTTTCCTCCGTATCTCAATTTTAATTTCTGCCAGTAACTCAACTAATAATTCAAAAATCAACCGAAAACTCAATTGCTTTATTCAACTTTCTCAAATCGATCCATGTAATGATCTTGCCAGTCGGCATAGGCATCTGGCCTTTCTTCTACCTCTGCCTTGTATGGCTCTGGAAGCGGCATCCAGGCAGTTACTGTTGCCTCCAGATTCGGCCGTCCCATGCTATACCAGCCAATCTCCTTACTATATGTTGCAAGCACAAACGCATCTATAAGCCTTATGCTTCCATCTTTTCCATTACACTGCACCAACACTTCTTCATCTTCAGATTCTGGCAGCCGTTCTGTCGCTGGAATCCACCTATGCTCTTCCTTTGAAGCGGCTAAAAGCGTCATAACCATAGCATAGTTCTTTATTAAATCCGCTATGCACTCCGGATTACCTCCTGTGTTTTCATAGTCCTTAAGTTTGCACAGCGCACCATACAGCCTTTCACTTACTTCTTTGGTGATTACCTGGCCTGCTCGCAACTGCTCCCACCTGACACCCTTCAGGCACCAGTTACCCAGCTCATCCTTTTCTGTTAATCTCTGCATTTCCTTCCTCCATCTTCTTCAAATACCCGCATACTGTACTTGGTGCAAGCTGCAGTTCCTCAGCGATCTGCTTCATACTCCATCCAGCATTGCGAAGCGCCTTCATTTTTCCAAAATCAATCTGCTTTTTGTTTGTTGCTTCTGACTTTGGTGACTCTGGCTTTTCCTTGGTTTCCGCAGCTGTCTCTGTTGGCTTCTCTTCCACTACCTTTGGCTTTGCTACTTCTCCCAGTTCCTTCTCAGCTGGCTCTGTCTCTCTTTTTTCTTCCTCCAGCACGATCCGGAAGAACTCACAGCCAGCCAGGATCTTCTTCAATGTCAGGAACTCATAATCATCCAGGTTCTTAGGTTCCGGCACTACCGGCTGGAGCACTCCCACCATCAGCCCTCTTTTGTGCAGTTCCAGTGCCTCATCTATTGCAATTTGTTTTATGATCATTGCCCTTCTCCTTTTTATTCAACGGACACCATCTCGGTGCGGTTTTAATAGTTAATTTATCATCATGTCTTTCTGTTCTGCAGATTATAGGATGAGGCTCACATTCACTCCGTGTAAACTTGGCTTCATCATGAAGGCAGTAATAACGCCCTGGCCTTCCGTTCATGTCATAAAATTTTTTATAGCTGCAGTCTTTACAGTTCATTTCTTTTCCCCTCTCTGTATCTCTTTCAGCTTTTCAATCAACGTTGTCCTGTTTGCCCGGCAGTCCCTAAAGAACTTTCCAGACTCCAGAAGATACTCCTCATTTGCTCCATACCCTTCCTTGTACCTCATGGCAACATCAGCTTTCCAGTCATAAAGCATGGAGTGATACGTCTTGATAACGAAGCTTGTCCCATCCGGAAGATCATACCGGTGATACCGCTCACCTGTCTCCTGGTTATCGATCCAGAGTGGCCAGGCCTCATACGCATCAATAAAGGCTGCTCTTTGATCGTTGTTTTTAAGCGGTGGAAGCTCTGGCTGCTTCGGTTTATCCTTTTTCGCTTCCATGTCTTCCAGATCACACAGCATGGAAGCCAAAGCACCTACTTCCAGTTTTTGCCTTCTTATATGCTCATCTGATTTATCAATGCCAGGAGCTTCCAGGCATTTAGCAAGAAGCTGCTTCTTTCTCTCTAGCAGTTCTCTCAGGAGTTCTATGTCTGTACGTTCTTTCGCTTCATTTGTGGAAGCTTCTGTATCTATTTGCGACGTCGCAATTTCTTCTCCTGTTCCCGTCACATACAGCCAACCACATCTACAATTGCAGTCTTCCTTGCATTCAGCACAGCATTTCACTCCATTAGCACCGCAGCAGTTGCAGTTTCCATACTTGCTTTTCCCAGTTATGCATGTCTTCGGCCAGCGCTGCCCTTCGGTAGCATCTACAGGTTCATCCTGCTGCTCGTTGATAATATCCGGCTCTTTCTCAAATTCCGATGACCATGGATCATACATACACAACAGCTCACTGGCAAGCTGACCATATTTAAGGTGGATTTTTTCATTTCTCACCCGCCAGTCCATTCCACCTGCAAAAGAGTGAAAATCAAAACTATATTCTGAATAACCAACGCAATGACATCCGTACGGTGCCAGCTCCTCCTGGATCTGTTTTGCTTTCTCCCCAGTGTTCTGCCCAGTACGCATAGCTCTCATTGCCCGTTTAAAATCACCAAGCTGATATTCCTTCCAGGCTTTGATAAACTCTCGGATCGTCATACTGTCCTGAGGTTGCGATGTCGCAACCTCCGCATCTTCCTCTTCCATCAGCTCTGCAACCGGTATTTCCTGGCTAATAGGCTTACCTGCCACCGGCCGGATCATATTTTCATCCTCTTCCACATCAAACAGCTCCGCTGTTGATGTTTCAAAGCTTCCCGTTTTCTCTTCCGGCATAACCCCCGGGATATCTTTTAACTCTGTCTGCCCCGGTATCTCTATGTAAGGTATTTCCTTCGGTCTTGCCATGCTCCGGATCTCCCGGACCGTCATATCCGGTGTTACCTGCTCCAGCTGCTCATCACTCATGCCAAGCATCTCCTGCAGCTGGCTCTTGCTGAAGTCCTTAAACCTATCATCTATGAGCGGACTGTTCCCGCCCCTGGAAAACCTTGTGTTCCTGGTAATGTATCTGGATGTGGCAGAGGCACTGAGACCAAACCTGTCCATGGCATACTCATTGATGTTCTTATATCCTGCTTCCAGATACAGTTCATTGTCCCTGATATGTTTCAGGTAAAATCCCGTTGCGATCACACTGCGTACAGCTGACTGCAGGTTGGACCGGATAAATACCTCTGCATCTTCCAGTGATACATCCCGGTACCACTCCGTGTCTGTATGTTTTATCACTTCTGGAGTTTCCAGAACTGCTGCATTCTCTTCCATTTTCCTTTCCCCCCTTTTATCTGCGGTCGATCCGCAGGATGAACTCCCTGTTATCCGTATCTTCCACGATAAAATCATCTCCTGCCTTGCACAGCCTCATGTTGTCCAGCTGTGCATTGCTCATCGTGCACCAGAAGAAGCTCACACGTAAGATGCTCCTCATATAGGCTCTCCTGGCTATGATCTGGTCCTTGTCCATGATTTTTGCGTAATAGCCGCCGGCTCCCTGGTCAACTCTATGCCTTGCCAGCTCCGCCGCCTGCATTTCTTCCATCTTCTCCATCTGTACCGTCGCCTAACTGCAGCCTTCCTGCTGCCATTCTGATCTGATCATCCAATCTCTGTCTGTTTTCCTGCCGGATCCCTGGTGGAAGCATTCCTACACGCTTCATCTCCTGGAGCTTAGGACCATAGGAGTCACGGAAAAATGCACGTTCCGCCATGATGTTCTCGCTCCTGCAGATGTTCTGCCAGCCAATGTTCTTCACCACGCTCCTGCATGGTTCCGGCAGGCTTTCCAGGGCTTCTGCTTCCTGCATGTACCCATAAGCCCTTACCGCTTTCAAAACCATTCCCCAGGCATCATCTATGCTTAAGGCTTCCGGATGTTCTATCTGGGTGCATAACTTTCTGATCTCAGCAGCAGAAGGAAAGAAATTACTTGTAGCCATCAACTGCCTTACTGCGTTCTTGCACTGCTCATAGGGGATATCCCCGATCAGCTCATACCAGATATCCATGGATGCCGCGCTCTTTGTGATCTGGTTCCTGCCATAATACTCTTCCATGGTAGCTGCTAGTGTTGCAAACTCCCTCTTATCCATTCTCCGCCCACCTCCTGAGCCGTTCTGCCTTATCATCGGTTGCTCTTGCCGCTGTCCTTCCCGACTGGGATTGCATATAAAGAGTTTCAAACTTTTCCCGAAACTTCTTGGTGCTCCGGATATTTGCTTTCCAGAACTGGTTTGTAACCGCATATTCCAATGCAGCACGGATCTGCTCCGGTGTCCTGTGGTCAATGCGGAGCATCCTTTCAATATGGACACACCACTGGGATTTTTCTTCATCCGTTACCGGAACTCTGGATCCTGGGAATCCTTCCAGACAGGAATGGATCAGGGTATTTACACAGATCATCTCAAAAGAATCCGGAGTAAACATGGTTGCTGCTTCTGCTGCAACGCCACTCTCTTTATTTACTTTTATTTCTTTTTCTTTACTTTTCTTTTCTTTACTTTTCTTTGTGTCATTTTTCCGAGAATTATCGTTATTTTTCCGGGAATTATCCTCATTTTTCCGGGAAGAATGAAAAGAAGGGTTCACTTTAATAAAGGGTTCCGTTTCATCCGCTTCCAAAAGCCAGAAACCCTTTATTACCACCGGTGTCTTTTTGGCGCGTTCCTTGACTGCCAGCTGATACCGTTTCTGTATTCCGGGTGAGGTGAGGATAGTGTCCGACTTGAAAAGTGTGCTGTCCAGTAGTGACCGTTCAAGCAAGAATGTCAGCACCTGCTCTATGAACCCATCTGAGAGATTCAGGTCTGCTGCCAGGATGAACTTAAAATCATCGTTCCATTCCATGTAGTAGCCTTTTTTGTAGATCTCGCAGAGTAAATAGATATATACCGCGATCCCGTTATTGCCAAACCTGGCGCGCAGGATCCGGATCTTATTATCCGTGAAAAAATCGACATCAAGAGGAAAGTAACTAAGACCTGGCTTCTGCTGTCTTGGCATTTTCCTTTCCTTCCGTTATCTGCTGTCCAGCCTCCCACTCTTTGTAGAGCTGGATCCAGTCTTCTAATCTCATGGTGACCAGCCATTCTGACCGGTCCCTGCGGTGGAATACACAAGGCTTTTCCCCGGTCCTGGTGTCCCTTTTTGACTGTTCCATGGCTTCCTGGAGGTTGAGCCGTTCCACTCTCTTACATTCTATATGGATGCCTGGGAGACCGATCACATCCGCGTCACCGCTGATCCCGCAGAACTGCTGCCCTCTGCGGCAGTCATAGCCGTGATCTCTTAACTTTCCGGCCAGTTCTCTTTCTCCGCGTTTTCCTTTTTCCCGTTGTGATTTTCCCATAACGATCCTCATCTTTCTTTAAAAAGGGGCGGCGGTCAGCGAATTGGGTTCATGGTCCGCCCCTTCAGGTACAACACCTCTGGTCATTTAATATCGTGACATATAAAACTGACCTTCAAGGTAATAAAACAAGCTTTTTCAAACACAACGGATTATCCGATGATAGTAATGCGGTTTCTGAGTTCCATATCCTGTTCTGACAGGACTAACTCCAGATAATCTTTGATCTTTCTTACTGCTTCTGTCTTCCAGATGCCGCCCTCTGCCTCCACCAGCTTAAATTCTGGTGTGCCTCTGTCTCCAATACGGAATACAAACTGGCTGACCGGCTGTTCTACTTCCTGGAAGGTACGGTAAGGTCTTAACTGGACCGGGTTTGGTACGATCGCATCTGCCTTGGCTGCTACTCCCACAGTCATAGTTGCCACCTGGGTACAACCGTCATCGGAATAGGTCTGTTCATTCTTTCTTTCAATATTTCCGGCAAGCAGGAGCACTGCATCCAGATCCGCTGTTTTTGCAAAGTTAGCCTGCAGGCTGATCATAAAGTTTTCCTGGTCGTACCACTGGTCAAAGTGGAAGCCGGAAACCTGGGCATCTGTTTCAAACAGGACCTCTCTTTTACGTTCCCCATCCAGGGCAGACATCAGCCTGACTTTTGTAGGACTTACTACATGGATGATCATCCTTCTGCCTTCCGTAAACTCTTCCCTGCAGTTTACGATGTAATCTGCCAGTGCTGAAAGGGTCGTGGCCTTTACAGGATCGGCATAATTAGCCGTATCATATCTTCTCAGTGTCTTGTTGGCATATGTATGGCCGCAGATCTCCACTACTTCTGTTTTCTCATTTTCCCTGGCAAGATCTTCCACATGCTCCAGGGCATCTTTTAAACCTTCTAACATCGATCATCTCTCCTTTACTCATTTATCTTTTTTATCATGCCTGCTGTCTTCTTAAGTCGATCGGCCCGTTCCTTCTGTCCTCAAAGATCTCACCGGTCTCCGGATCCACCCTTCTGCCGGGGCTGACCTCTTCATAAGCAGCTGCAGGGATCTCCTGTACCGGATTGACCTGTGGAAGCCTGCTTCCCGGCTCTGACATATCAATACGGCCCGTACTGGAGTCCTGTCCCACCAGGAACATGGTCTCCGCTTTCTTAAATCCGGCCAGTTTCGGCTTCACGTTATACTCTACCTTCAGGTTCCCACGCCCGGCCGGTTTGAACTTGATATTGATCGTCATTTCCCTGGCAGCTTCCGGATCCATGTTCGGATCCAGGATGTTCCTTCCGATCTGTCTCAGGGCCATGTTGAACTTCTCCTGCAGCCCGCCATTGCCAATGCTATCAAATGTTATCGCCATGCCTTGATCACCTCCTTTCTATCATGCTTTCTAATTGAAAAAGTCATCAGCTGCATCCATCTGTGGCTGTGGCATTGAAGGAACAGGCTGCTGCACATCTGCTTTTTCTTCAATAACCGGCTGTGTCTGCGGATCAATCACATCTCCTGCTGCATACTCCGGCTCTGCAGCTCCCATTTCTTCCGCTACATACATGCCTGCAAATGACTGCGGAAAAGCTTCCCTTAATGCCTGCACTGCTGCAACTTTCCGGATCATGGTTGCAGGCTTCTTGGACCACTGCGAATTAAGGCTTCCGTCTTTCTTCTTACCTGCATACTCATCAAAAGAAACCTCCATGCGGAAACTGTGACTTCTGTCTTTGCGAAATACTTCTGCATAGCCTCCCACTAATATTTCACCGGAAAGCTTCAACGTTCCCTGTCTGTAACTAATCTCACCTGTTTCTTCGTTCTGGACAATGATACCTGCTTCCATGCCGTCATAGCTTGCATGTGCCTCTGCCCTCTTGAAATATGCGTCCTTTCCAACTACCAGAGTAGCAGGCTCATTTCCATACTTGATGCAGTACGCTTCACGAAGCCATGGATTAAGACCGGTAAAGCGGCACAGATTAATAAACATTGCTACTTCCTGATCAGATACTCTGTCCTTATCCCCACTGATCAGATAATTCTTTACTGTTCCAGGAGTAAGCGTTACCTGCATACCGTTTGCCATATACTTTGTAGTCTCTACCTTCTGTACCGGCTTATTAACCAACTTATTTGCTACTGCCATTTCTATATCCTCCTCCTACTGTTTTGGAACCGGTTCAAACCGGATGCTATTTTCTTTTAAAAATCCTTTTAACTTCATCAGCTGCTCCCTGGTGGCATAGACCCTAAAATCGATCACATTGACCGGCTCTTCCACAGTCTCCATTTTTGGCTCTTCTGTCTTAACCGGTTCTGCTGGAGCTGCCTGTACCGGCTCCTGTCTTCCGGCTGCCATTACCTTCTCAGCTGCAGCTTTCCGCTGTGCCTCCTGCTCTGCCTTTCTTCTTGCCAGATCTTCCTGATACAGCCTGCGGTTCTGTTCCTCTGCTTCCAGCTGGTTCCTTTTCGCCATGGCAGCACCAATATCATAAGTCTCTAAAAAGACTTTCTTCATATCACCGGCATAAGGGCTGTCCACTTCATTTAAGATAGCCAGGCCCTCATCTACCTTCTGGATCAGCGCCAGGATCTCTTCCTTAATGGATTTCATGGAAGTAGAAACAAGGGAATATCTTGGCTGCATCACACGTTCAAACGGAAGATACTTGCCAATGTCATGGATGTTATCCTCATAGAATTCCCTGACCTTGGCTGTCTTTTCCTCACATAAGCGCTCTTCATAGCCTTTGACCTGGCCGTCAATGTTATCGATCGCTTTTTTGATAATTGCTGTAAGATCATCAACTTCTAAACGGAAGGTCTCATAAGGCTCCATAACCTTTTTGCGTACTCTGGATTTCTCTGCTTCCAACGCATCTTTAAACTTATTTAACTTTGTTCTGTCTTCTTTAGCCTTTTTGATCATGTCATCTGTATAAACAGATGCTGCATATTCCGCAGAAATAGGCTCTATATAGCTTTTAAGCTCTTCATAATTCCACTCGATCCGCTTTAAGAAGCTGTCTTCCGGGTTATAAACTTTCAATTCCAACATGTCTGTTCTCCTTTTTACTGTAATGGTGGAAGGACTCTGTTTGGGCTTGTCCCTGTAACTACACAGTTCCAAAGCCTGCGTTCTGCATCTACCAGAAAACAGATATCATCTTCCACCTCTTCGCGCTCTATAAATCGTTCTATCGTTTCAAGGCGCATTTCTTCTCCATACCAGCTCTTCAGCTGGGCTTTTAATACTACAAAGTCATATTCTGTTACCGCCAGATAATGAAGGACTTGGCAGTAATAGTTATCCGGGATCCCTTTTCTCCATTTCTCCCACTGGGAAGACCGCAGGATATTGGATGTTTTGATCTCCAGGATCCCATGTCGTCCGGTACTGTCCAGAAGTTCTCCATCCAGAGAAGCGTGCATCCAGGGATATTTTGAATTGATAAACATGTTATTTTCATCATAGGAAACTTTGTATTCCGGATGATCCAGTACAAACAATGCTCTGAGATACTTCTCCGCCTCAGTTCCATACTGGACGTAATCTTTATCAGAAATATCTTCCGGAAGCACCAGTCCAACCTTTTCTTCCCATAACTGCACGTTGTTCTTATATGGATTTCTTCCAACACAGGCAGCCGCATCCGAACCGCCTATATGGTTCTTTCTTCCCTGCAGCCACTCTTCCCGGCTGTTAAACAGCTTTTTAGTCACCATTCGTAAGCCTTTCTAACATCTTTGCTTTGCAGCTTTCCCCAACTTTTTCCATAAAAGTTGTCAACATAGCAATTGCATGATAATCGTCTTCTGCAAGAGTATTAATCGCATCTTTGCTACTGCCATTACCGTAGCATCTGCTAAACCTTGAATCATCGCAGAACTTCTTAATCCTTTGCCACCCATTACAGCTAACTGAATCTGCTGCTCTTCTTTCTTGGAGCCCAAACCGATTGCCACAACCAGTTCACAGTCTTCAATTTTTCTTACTCTTCCGTCATCCAGTGTAATCTTCGTTTTTACCATCTTGCTTTTCTCCTTCTCCCTCCGTATAATGAGGGTGTACAATTTTTTCTTTTGGACCTATCGCAGTTGCCGCTGCCTGGGTCCTTTTTTATGTAATCTCTGCATGCCTGTAAGCGGCTTCTTTCCATACACCGATTCTTCTTGATGCAAGTACCGCACTGGTCTTTCCACACAACCATCACAGCACCTGGACCACAAGCGCAGCCCCAAGCATCATGAAGACTATCACCCACATGCCACCGACTATAAATGTCTCCGTGATGCCTACCCAGTCCACAGTTTTCTTCTTTGGCCTGGTTGCCTGCACTGCCACATAAGACAGCTCCATGCCTGTCCGACCGTCATAGTTCTTGATCTTTGCCATTGCTTCTCTCTCCTTTCCAAGCTTGTCCACCAAGGCCGCTCTCAGGCGGTCTGGATCACTTCTGTATTAGGAATTGTCAAAAGCGATCTGTAGCAGATGCTATTAACAATATCTCTTCTCTGTTCCTCTGGAAGTTCATCCAGAAGCAATCTCTGTTCTCCAATCCTTACATGATTGGTAAAGGTAATCTCTTTCAATATCACCACCCCTCTCTCTTGATCTGTATGCCCTGAAGCATGTACTTGTTGCTATTAATCTGGCTCCAATGGCAAATCTTCCGTAGTTCTCTTTTTAAACTTATTTTGAATTTCCTGCTTTGAAACCGGAACCCCAACGAGTTTTACATAAAACCGCTCTCGGCCACTGGTATAGGTTACTCCACATTCTTTAAACTTCTTGTCATATCGTAAAAAGGCCATTCTTTTACTTGGTGCATTCATATAAAGCTTGAAATCTGGTAAAGAATCAGGCCAGACTAAATACCGACAATCCTTTCCGCCATAATCCAATTCAGCATCAATCAACCAGTCGACCGTTCTTTCAAAAACCTTTGAAAGCTTCTCTAAATCGTCCAGATCAATTCTGACCTTCACGTTCTCAATTCCAACCAGCCGATGTTCCTTAATGCCAGCAAGCTTAGCAAGTTCCTTCTGCGTTATGCCCTTTTCTTTTCGGGCTTTGACAATGTTATTTGCGATGTCGCAATAAAAATCAAAGCCAATATGTTCCAAACTATCTGACTCATAAAAACACATCTATCTCACCCCTTTTCATTCCTAATTCTCCGTGTTACAATTTCTCTATCAAATTCACAATACGGAGGTGCTTATGAGCAACAAAAACCACAAACCTATTATCACGCCTGATTTACTTCCTAAAATTTCTTCAGATATTACCGATGATTCTTTAAAATACTTATCCAGCAAACAACAGCAAGCTGATTTTAAGAAATCTAATGCCTACAAAAAATATGTACAACCTGTTCTTGATCGTGAAAAAGTTCTTAAAAAGCAGCAGCGTTCTGAATGGTTTTGGAATAAATTTCTTCCTCTTTGTAATTTTTCTCTTGCTCTTATTGCCGCTGTTACCGGAATACTTGCACTAATAATGAAATAATATTTATTCCCATAGACAACCCGACCATGATAATCAAGCAATGGGTTCTCCTAGCAGCTATTTCTGCCATTGCAGCTGCATATCCATTAATTTCATTTTTTTCATGCTCTTCCACTTCTCTCACCTCCTACTCCAACAACTTCTCAATTGGTACTCCCAGGTAGTCTGCTACTTTCTGGACTTTCCGAATACCGGGCTCATTGTCATTCCATTTGCTAACACTGCGATTAGAAAATCCAAGATCCCTTTCAAGGCGCCAAATGGAAATTCCCTTTTGATCACAAAGCTTTTTTACATTGTCGTATATCACGGTTTCACCTCCTTGTGCTATGATGTACATGCAGGCCTAACACCTCCGCGAGAGGGAGGTGAATGCCATAAAGAAAAAATATACCTGTTCAGCTGAAGAGGTCCAAACTCTTTTAGCTAAAGGATATAGACTTTTGTCCATGTCCTATTTCATAGGAGAAGACAGTCCTGCGCTGTATATCCTGGCTAAGTAATTAGCCCGTCACCCGTAAACAAGCTTGTAGGTCTGCATGTATTCCACCGTATTCGCTGTACGGTGGAATTTTTATGGGCTGGGATTTCATCCCATGTACTTTGTTAGAGAAAATATTCTCATTCCTATATTGACTTTTGTGAGAAAATATTCTATTATACAAATAGGCAATATGAATATATTCTCTTATATCCAGTCTTTTAAATTGGCGTTTATCGACTGATAATCATTGTACGAGAATGTTTTCTCTTTACACTCCCTACTATACGAGAATATTTTCTTTTTGTCAATACTTTTTTCGAGATTTTTTTCTCGTATTTGAAAGGGGACTATTATGACACTCAAAGACCGAGTAAAAGCTCTTGCGCAAGAACGCGGTATTAGTTTACCTGCGCTTGAGTCAGAGTTAGGTTTTGGCAATAGCACAATCGTAAAATGGGATAAATCCACCCCTAATGCTGATAAGCTTAATGCTGTCGCCAAATACTTTAATGTTACAATGGATTATTTGCTTAATGGCGATAGCGAAATTCAAACGGAGCTCAATGCCAAAGACGAAAGAGATATAAAAAAGGACCTTGACTCTTTACGTGAAAAGCTAGAAAGCAAAGAGCTGGGGCCCGCTGCTTATGACGGTGAAGATATTCCTGACGAAGACGTAGATCTTTTTCTGGGACAGGTTGAATTAATGCTCCGCCGTTTAAAAGTAAAAAACAAAGCAAAGTACAATCCTAATAAAAACAAAAAGTAGGTGATCTTAAATTTGAATAATGAGATCAAAAAGAAAGTTTCTTATTATAGGAAAAAATTCCAGACTAATGATCCTTTCGTTATTGCAGATATGCTCGGCATCGAAACAGCCATTTGCGATATAGGATCACGTTCTGGATGCTATATGTACATGAAAAGAAGTAAATGCATCTGGATCAATGAGAACCTGGAAGGGAATGAAAAACTATTTGTTATGGCTCACGAACTCGGGCATGCAATTCTTCATCCAAGGGAAAACTGCTACTTTATAAAACATAAAACGCTCTTTCTAAATTCTCGAAAAGAACAGGAAGCAAATACCTTTGCTATAAATCTCCTGGTACCAGATGATCTAATTACGGAATATATGCGTTATCAAGAGTGTACCATAGATCAGCTTTCGCGAATTTTGGGATATCAGAAAGAACTTATAGAACTGAGATTAAAATAATTATTAACATAAACAAAGGAAATTAAAACCATGGAGAATACTACTAAATATTGTAAACATTGTGGACAACTTATTGATAGCGATTGCGTAGTTTGCCCTAAATGCGGAAAGCAAGTAGAAGATTTAAAACACCAAGATGCACCTATTATTATTAACTAAAACTTCCCACACCGATGTGGTGTGTTGAACCTTGAAAATTCAATATTTCA